CAAGCACCGTCAGTATTTTTGTAGTATACTTTGTTGCTTGTAGTTGTAGTTACAACAGCGTAGTCGCCTACCTGTCCTACTGAACCTTTTGGTATTCCTGTATTGGATTCACCTACTAAATTTGATTTAGAAGTAATTACTGTTGGAACTTTGTTGGTAAATGACTGTCCACCTGTTACAGTTACAGCATTTCCGTTCCATTCAAAAATTCCATATTTTGTTAAAGCAGTATCAAACCAGAATGTTCCGTTTGCTGGAGCCGCCGCCGGAGCAGAAGCACTTGGCGTAATCTCATTTAGGTCTATGTCTGCTCTTGTAACAAAAGCTCTATTTGCTACACCTAAGAAAGAATAAGCCGCTTGTAAACCGTATTCGTTTAATTCGCCGCCGTTTATAGGGTTATTATTGTTATCTGTTTCAAAGACTGGATCTCCGAACTTATCAGATAAGTCTCTTTGTGATGTAATTAGTTGTGGTATTCCAGCGTTTGCTTTAGTAGTTCCACTGGCTGTACCTGTCCCTGCCGCGTTTGTTTTATCCTGTCTAGATGCAACAAACACCATAGGAGTCATTCCCGGTTCAGCTGGGGTGTAAAAACTTTCGTCTATAACACTAACATTTACACCTGGTGATATTAATGATGCCATTTTGTTCTCCTGTATATCAACTGTTGTATGTATTTAGTCATCTTTATAAAAATATACCAAGAAATAACATAATAAAAGGGGGCAAAAAGGGATGGTAAATACGTTATGCGTCCTTTATGTCTATATTGTAATAAACGTCCAGCCGCGGTTAACTACAAAAAGGCTGGCAAAACATATTATAGGAAACAATGTGAGTCATGTCTACATAATGGTAAAGGACATGGAATACCCACCTGGTACAAATCTGGATATAGAATGAAAAATGAATGTGATAAGTGTGGCTTCAAAGGTCATCTTGAACAGTTTAATGTTTACCATATTGATGGTAAATTGACTAATACACATTACAGTAATTTAAAAACAATTTGTGCTAATTGCCAGAGGCTTTTACAGAAGAAAGACGTAAAGTGGAAGCAAGGCGACCTCGTACCTGATTTTTAAGATCATTAATAGTACCTTCATTGTAAATATTATGTTCAAATGCTACTTTAGCCCAACGCCATTCGCTAGGATGTACGTCTGTTGGTTCTATGTCTAAATCAACATATTGCCTAAACCATAATGGATCAGGACCGCGTTTTACACACCACACTTTACCACCCATAGCTTGAATTATCTCTGCTTCGTTGTTAAACCTTACATCAGGAATGACAAAATTTTTATCCGGATTTTCTAGTATTTTTTTGCGAACAAAACTTACCCATACACCGTCAAAAAATCCATTACGCATACAATCTGTACCAAACTCCTGTAACACTAATCTAGGCGTAATTCTACGCCCTGTTTCTTTGGTCCAAAAATCATCTTCTTGTTCACGCCAGGATCTACTTTCAGGAGTTTCTCCTTCTAGCATCTGTCTATCCCAGTCAAACATTGTAGACACAGCATCTTTTAGCTTGTCAGCAAAACTTATTTTTACAAATTTGTGATCATCTACAAGGATATCAGCGACAGTACCTTTACCACTTCCAATGAGTCCACATAAACCAATTATCATAGTGAATCCTTACGTAATAGTAGTTATTGTAACTGAAAAGTTTTAGATTGTCAAGTGGAATTTAACCAATTGTAAAGCTATATCCTGCGCCGCCGCCTACTTGTGTTGCTACTTCTGCTTCTAGCTTTTCAATTTCTGATTGTGCTTCTGTTTTCAAAGCATCGCCGTTCATGGAAGATCCGCCCTGTGGTCCAGCAATAGTGGCAAACTTGCTACGTGCTTCTCCAAGCATGTACTTACACTTTGCGAGTGTATAATCTTTTATCCATTGTTGGGCTAGATAATCATCTAGCAATTCAAAGTCTGGTCTATAATTGTAAACATAAAGAAGTATTTCTTCGTCTGCTCTTGGACGTTGTAATATGGTTATTTTCTTAGTAACAGTATTCCATTTAAATTCTATAAATGATCCAAACATTCTTCCTACCAATTCTTGGTATCCAGCAAAAGCATTGTAAGTTGCTAATCCGCCCATATTGGAACTTGCCAGTAAGTAGGTATTAGTGTATGCTAAATTAAAAGGCTCAAACAATGTGCCTCCGTCGCCCCCTCCTGATCTACTTCCTATGCTTCTACGAAATACTTGTCTAACTTCCATTACTTCCTGTGGTAAAGTATAATCATTTTGATCTATAACAAGCGGTAAAAACATGTATGATTCTTCTACTGAATTATCTGATCGTTGTCTAAATTTAGATAAAGCCGCATTAAGAGCAGTTTCGTAATGATCTGGATCTAATTCAACATCTATCATGCCTCCGCCTAAATTAAGCTCGACATATTTGAAAACTTCTTGTTTTTTACTTTTTAAATTAGTTGGCATATTCGTTCCTTGCTACAGTATTTATGCTCTGATAAATAGTTATGTTATGCCAAGACTCAGTTTATATAAACCCGAAAAGGGAAAAGATTATCAGTTTTTAGACAAGAATATTGAAGAGATGTTCACTATAGGTGGTACAGACGTATTTGTACACAAGTATCTAGGCCCTAAAAATCCAGCTGAAGGAGAAGCTACAGCAGGTACTCCTACATACGATGCTGTCAAAGAAACCAACATTCAAGATATGATTTTCCTAGAAAATAGAGATAGGAAATATGATCCAAATGTTTATACAATTAGAGGCATCTATAATGTTGCTGATATAGACTTTGACTTATCCCAATTTGGATTATTTTTATCCCAAGATATCGTGTTTATGACAGTTCCTATAAATTATACTGTAAAAGCACTAGGTAGAAAAATAATGTCAGGAGATGTGATAGAGCTTCCACACTTGAAGGATCCACACGCATTAAATGATTTTGATCTAGCATTAAAAAGATTCTATGTAGTCGAAGATGTAAACAGAGCCAGCGAAGGATTTACACAAACTTGGTATCCACATCTTTATAGATTAAAATTAAAACAGATTGTTGATTCACAGGAATACAAAGACATACTTGATGCGAAAGCAGAAGAAGGCAGTGACAAAACATTAAGAGATTTGCTGTCAACCTACAATACAGAAAAAGAAATTAATGATGCTGTTGTAAAACAAGCAGAAGCAGATTCAGGAAAATCAGGTTACGAAACAAGTCATTTATATACTCTACAAGTAGATGAAAGAGGCGTTACAGAACTTGTCACAACAGATACAAGCACATTAGATGCCAGCACACAAAATGAATTAGCAGACAGGATACATCAAACACCAGAAAGGGAAGGGTACGAAGGTTATCTCATAGGAGATGGTATAGCACCAAACGGAGAAGCATTTGGTAGCGGAATAGGTTTTCCAACTGGTAGTGTTACTGGAGATTACTTTTTACGGACAGATTTATTTCCTAACAGATTATTTAGATATGACGGGCAAAGGTGGGTCAAAATGGAAGACAATATTAGAGTTAACCTAAGCAATACTGATTCTAAACAAACACAAAGAACATCGTTTGTTAATAACACAGCTACTTCTAGCATAGGCGGCGAAACTGTAAAAGAAAGACAGAGCCTAGCAGATGCTTTAAAAGCCAAACCGGATAACGAATAATGCAACATTTTTATGATGGACAAATTAGAAGATATATTACTCAGCTTATAAGACTGTTTAGTAATTTTAAGTACAAAGACGGCGAAGGCAGAGAAGTACAAGTGCCTGTGATGTATGGGGATATGACACGCCAGGTTGCTAATATTATAAGAGATAACAGTGAAAATAAAATACCTTCTGCTCCTAGAATGGCAGTCTACATTACTTCATTAGAACAGGATAGAACTAGAACAGCAGATTCTAGTTATGTTAGTAAGGTCCATATAAGAGAAAGAGCTTATGACGATACTAACAAAGAATATCTCAACACACAAGGAAAAAATTACACAGTAGAACGTATTATGCCTTCTCCGTATACGTTAGCAGTAAATGTAGATATTTGGTCTACCAATACAGAAATGAAATTACAAATATTAGAACAACTATTAATGTTGTTTAATCCTAGTTTAGAAATACAGACTACTGATAACTATGTGGACTGGAGTAGTTTGACAGTAGTAGAATTAGTTAGTTTAAATTTTAGCAGTAGAAGTATACCACAAGGTACTGAAACAGAAATAGATATTGCCACTTTAGGTTTTTCAACTCCGATTTATATAAATCTACCTGCCAAAGTTAAAAAACTAGGTGTAATAACAAATGTAATTATGAGTATTTTTGATGAATCTAGAGGAACAATAAACCTTGGCACATCAATGCCTGAACTTTCAGCTTATTCAGATACAGAAAACAATCAAGCAAAAACAGATTTACAAACAGGCAGAACAACCAAATCTGGTATTGATGTTTCAACTAACAATTATAAAGATTATGACATACTTGTAATGGGTAATACAGCACAAATAGTTGATAGAGGTAGAGTAGGAAGTATAGCATGGGATCAAGTAATAGATCCACATCCTGGAGTGTATAGAGCAGGACTATCCCAATTACAAATTAAAAGAAAATTATTGGCTGGAGAAAGTGGCACAATAAGCATCAATGGTGGTATAACAATTAATGAACTTGACAGGACAAAGTTACAAATAGTATGGGACGAAGATACAATTCCTACTAATTCTAGTTTAAGTAGTCCGAGTGGTAGAAATAATACAGGTAGTGTAGATTATATTATAGATCCGCAGAAATATAATCCTAACTCAACAACAAAGGTAGCAGGTTTAAGACTATTGCTATTAGGTAAAATAAATGATAGTGCTAATGTAGGAGGACTAATGACCTTTGGCCAAGATCCAAGTGATGGTAGCAGTAGAGATCCTTATGATGGTCCAGATGCTTGGAAAAATGCTGATGGTAGTGACTTCGTGGCAGGTCAAAATGATGTAGTTGAATGGGATGGTTCTAAATGGCATATAGTATTTGATGCTAGTACAGATGATGGAACTACAACCAAATACATTACAAACCTAAATACAGGCGTACAATATAGGTGGACTGGTACAGAATGGATACTCAGCTGGGAGGGTGAGTATCAAAAAGGTACTTGGCGCCTAGCACTTTAAGATAATTATTTACATGAATAGTGAAATCACATGTAGTGGAGCCTTATTCTATGCTTTAAAGACCAAAAGGTTTCTACTGCTACATAGGACACAAAGTAAACAAAAAAACGTATGGGGATTGGTAGGCGGAACCAACGGAAAGAATGAGTATCCGTGGCCTGCTTTACAAAGAGAAATAACTGAAGAAATTGGACAGATACCAGATATCTTAAAAACTATACCTTTAGAAACATTTGTAAGTAGCGATGAAAAATTTAGTTTTCATACCTATTTGTGTGTAACGACAAATGAATTTATTCCTAGTCTTAACGATGAACACGATGGTTATAGTTGGGTAAGTTTTGGAAAATGGCCAAAACCATTACACATGGGTTTACGTAATACATTACAAAATAAAACAAATCAAACAAAATTAAAAACTGTATTTGACCTGATAGGATATTTAGAAAATGAAAAAAATTAAAAGCATTACCATAGTTGGTGGTGGATCAGCGGCATGGCTAGCCGCAACTTACATTCAAAATAATTTCTGGGACATTCCATTAACGGTAATTGATAAAGAAGTTGGAAATCCAATTGGTGTAGGCGAAGCAACTGTTTTAACTTTTCCAGCATTTTTGAGACAATGTGGAATTAACCTGCCTCAATGGTTTCAAAATGTAGATGGTACATACAAAGCAGGTATTGACTTTCCGAACTGGGTAGAACCTGGCCGAAAAATTTATCATCCTTTCTTTTTAAATAAATCCTACTTTGATTTAAAATGTACACAATATGATATATGGGCACAAAATCAAAACTTAGATGCTTTTGAAACTCTAGCATATCATATTGATGCTGGTAAACTAGTGACAGAATTACAAAATATTTGTGCTAATACAGTCAACGTAATCAAAAGCGATGTTGTTAAGGTTAATAAAGACATAGATGGCTATATAACCAGCCTTGAACTGAAAAACGGTGTAACACACACATCAGACTTTTATCTGGACTGTACGGGCTTCTTATCGCTTTTAAAAGACCGAAAAAAGGTCGAATTACTGGATACAGGTAGATTGTTTACCAATGCCGCAGTAGCCGGACATG